ACAATTTGGACGTAAAGCACAACGTAGTGTTGTACTAAAAGCATTGAACGCTACTATCCAAGCAAACCAAAATATTCGTCAACCAGACACAGTTATTTTCAACTTGCTAAGTTGCCCAGGATATTTAGAAACAGTCAGCGAATTAGTTTCACTAAACAACGACAATGGCCTAACAGCATTTATTGTTGCTGATAGTCCAGCACGTTTAACCAGTGATGCAACTAGCCTAAGCAACTGGGGTAATAACGTAAACCAAGCCGCAGTAGATGGCGACAACGGATTAATTGTTACAGATCCATACACAGCAGTTTACTATCCATGGGGTTACACAACTGACTTGTTAGGTAATAACATTGTTGTTCCTCCAAGCCACATTATGTTACGTACAATCGCCCTAAGCGATAACGTTTCTTATCCATGGTTTGCACCAGCTGGTGTACGTCGTGGCGGTGTAACAAATGCTAGTTCAGTTGGTTATGTAGATCCAGTAACTGGAGAATTTACAACTGTAGCATTGAACACAGGACAACGTGACACACTAGCGGCAGTTCATGTAAACCCAATTACATACATTGCAGGTACAGGTTTAGTTGTTTATGGTCAAAAGACACGTCAACTAGTGGCAAGTTCACTAGACAGAATCAATGTGGCACGTCTAGTAGTTTACTTACGTTACCAGTTGAATCAATTGGCTAAACCATTTATCTTCGAACCAAACGATACAATTACACGTAATGAAATTAAACAACAAGTTGAAAAACTAATGTTAGAATTAACAGCAGAACGTGCATTGTATGACTATATTGTAGTTTGTGACACTAGTAACAATACTCCAAGTAGAATTGATCAAAACGAACTTTATGTTGACATAGCTATCGAGCCAGTTAAAGCAGTTGAATTCATTTACATTCCGCTACGCTTAGAAAATACTGGTGCTATTAAAGCATTAGGTTTAAAATAATTAGGAGAACATAATGGCAATTTCAGCCTTAAATAATTTTACAGTACCGTTAGCATCAGACCAAAGCGCAAGTAGCCAAGGCATGTTAATGCCAAAGTTACAGTACAGATTCCGTGTGACACTTGAAAACTTTGGTGTAAGTACTCCTCGCACAGAGTTGACCAAGCAAGTGTCAGATGCTTTCCGTCCTAGCGTTGAATTTGAAGATCAAACAATTATGGTCTACAACTCAACAATTCACTATGCTGGTCGTCCTAAGTGGGCATCAGGTAGCTTGAAAATACGTGATGATCAAACTGGTCAAGTTACTAAACTAGTTGGCGAACAAATGCAGAAACAATTTGACTTCTTCGAACAAAGTTCAACTTCAGCTGGTGACTATAAGTTTACAATGCGTATTGAAATGCTAGACGGCGGTAACGGTTCTAATACTCCTAACATTTTAGAAACATGGGAAGTATACGGTTGCTATATTCAGAAAGTTAACTATGGTACACTTGCTTATAAAGAGCAATTACCTTTGTTAATTGAATTGACTATTCAAATGGATAACGCTGTTCAGACAACTGGTGGAACATTCGGTTCTGCTAACTCAGTACAAACTAACAAGAGCGTTAACGTAATCGGTTCATAATAAAAAGGCCTACGTAAGTGGGCTTTTTTACGACTAACCATAATATACGCAGTTTATTTGTTCGATAAATAATGTATGAGCTTCACATCCAACAGTAATTTACATTCAGATCCTAAGATAAATCTGAGAGACTGGCAACATGCGGCCCGTCTTTTCACAGACCAACAATTTAGACTGGCTCCTAAGTTAGATTTTCAATATCATGTGGCATTTAATATCAATAAAGCCGCATTAAAAAATGCCAATATTGTTACCCGATACGGCAATGAAATTAATATGTTGGCAAAAAGTGTAGCACTGCCAAAATTTGAAATAATGGTAGATACTGTTAACCAATACAACAGAAAAAAACAAATACAATATTATCACAAACCTGGAGATTTAGCAATATCCTTTTATGATGATAACATGGGGTTGATTAATCAGTTATGGCAAAATTACTACAGTTACTACTATGCCGATAGCACTAGTGCAAAAACAACTGGTGCATTTAATAGAAATGCTACACAAAACAGTAACTATATCACTACTCCATTTGGATTAGATAATTCAAGTACAAGTCCTTTCTTCAACTACATTACAATTTACCAAATGGCTCGTCATGAATATGTAAGTGTTAAATTAATTAATCCTATTATTAAAAGTTGGGACGGCAATAAGTTAGATTGGTCATCTACAAAAACACACGATTTTGCCATGACACTTGCCTATGAAGCAGTTACATATGATGTAGGTCAAGTAACTTCAGGGGATCCTGAAGGATTTGGAATAGTACACTATGACAATAGTCCTAGCCCGTTGACTGGCGTCAATCCGGATCCATCGGTTATAGATCCAAGTTTTGTTCAGGCATTGGATATAGAAACTGCGGCCGCCAGCATTGTTAACAATACTGTTAACACTATTAACACTTATCAAAATACACAAAGTTCTAGTGCTCCTGTATTAAGTACTAGTGCATCTACTACTAGTCCTTTACAAACAATTGGCGGTACACAAGGTGTTGTTTTCCCAGTAGCATCAACTACAAATGTAACAACTGCTAGTCCAGTTAAATTAGGAATATAACATGAGTATTAATTTACCATTAACACAATCTGCAACTACCGATGTTAAAACTTTCTTTGACAACTACTATTCTCGTCCTGTAAGTTTTGCTGCCGCCGAAATTGATGCTACTGTGGGATTTTTCTTAAAGCGCGGATTTGATTCTAGCAGTGCTAGAAGTACAGCAATTATATTATTGAATCAAGCAAGAACAGAAAAAGTCAGTGTTTTTAAATTATTAGATACATTAAAGGGCCTAACTGACGTACAACTTAGTCAAGTAGTTGCTCAAATATTAAATAACAACAGAGAAAAAACTAGCTTATTAGGCTATCGAGTGCAGACTGTAACTGACACCTACGAAAGTCGAAATATTTTAGTATAATGTATGGCTAAATTTGCTCGCGGCAAGTTCGCAATGAAACGTCCAGACAAGTATGTAGGAACTAAGAGCCCTACATATCGTAGCAGTTGGGAATGGAGTTTTATGAACTTTTGCGATAACAACGATCATGTGTTAAAATGGGCCAGCGAAGCTATACAAATTCCCTACAGAGATCCTCTAACCAACAGACAAACTGTTTACGTACCAGATTTTTTCATTCAGTATGTGGATGCTAATAATCGTATTTTAACAGAACTAGTTGAAATTAAACCTGCTAGCCAAACTATCTTAGAACGTGTGGGTAAAAACAAATACAATCAAGCACAGTTTGTCAAAAATCAAGCCAAATGGGCGGCTGCCAGTTTGTGGTGCAGACAACAAGGTATAAAATTTCGTATTTTAAACGAAAATGATATCTTCAGTAGAGTCTAAAGCATAAGTAATATTATGACTAAAAAACTTGAAGAAATTCTCAATTTACCTGAAAGCAAGAAGATTGTTAAACAGGAAGAAAAGAAACAAGCCAAGGCAGAAATGGCGGCTCCGTTCATGCGCGACATCAGTGAGTATGACAAGATATCCGCGGCACTTCCACAAGTAAAAGGCCTGGGCGATTTAGGCGATAGCGAGCTAGATGAGCTGGCAAAGAAAGCCACCGAAGCCTATGAGGATATCATGGACTTGGGCATGAATGTCGAAGCACGTTACAGCGGAAGACTATTTGAAGTAGCCGCTAGCATGTTGAGCAATGCAATTACGGCTAAAACTGCCAAATTAGATAAAAAGTTAAAAATGATCGATTTACAGATCAAAAAGCAAAAGTTAGACCAAGAAGCCAACAGTGCAGATGATGGAGTAACCATACAAGGTGATGGAGTTATTATAACAGATCGCAATAGCTTGCTGGAAAAATTAAAGAATATGAAATAAATACAGTACTGGGATCAAACTATGAAATCATTTAAAGAATACTTAACAGAGAGCAAGAAAGTCTACGAATTTAAGGTAAAAATTGCTGGAGATCATCCATCAGATGCTACTTCACAAATTAAATCTGCCCTAGCAGAATTTCATGTAGGAAGCGTGAGCTCAGGCCGCTCAACTCCAATTCAAGAAAGACAATCAGAATTTCCTGAACACAAAAATACACAAATGACTGTGTACGATGTTACTACAAATTATCCAGCTACTAGTTTACAAATTCGAGACCGTGTTGCTAGCGGTTTAGGTATTTCTCATAATCATGTTAAAGTTAAAAACCTAGCAGAAGAATTAGAACACGAAATAAATCACGAACACGACGAGCGTACAGGCAAAGCACTTGTTGGCACAATGCAAGAACCTAGCGATCACAGTCACTTGGTCAGTGAGAAACACAAGTTTGATTTATTAAAAGAATTAAACAAGAATAAGAAAACATTAACACAATACAAAGGTGTCAATGATGAAATTTTAGCCAGCAGCCAACCAGGAATGGCTGAGGAATATAAAAAATCTGTAGCAATACAACCTGGTACAAAGAGTGCCATGGGTACTACACAGAATAAAATTCCAAATCCATTTAAGGGGATCACAAAATGAATTTACAAGACTTAATGTCAAAACTAAAAAGCATTGACGAAAGTGCAATGCCTCCAATGGCACCTACTAAGGATAATGAGCCTGCAACAGCCGAGTGTGGTCCAATGCCTGGCGCAGTTATTCATGCAGGAGCACCAGCTCAAACAGACAGTGTCAGTATGAATGTTACTATGAATGGTAGCGGCCCTGGCGGCATTAGTGATCTAATGAAGATTTTACGTGATATCGAAAATGGTGAAAATAAAGATCCTCATCAGCAAGATGTAAGCAAATTATTTGGCGAGCCACATTCGGTTGATCATGAAGAACCAATCATGGGAGACATTGTTAGTCACATGGCTGGCATGGAAGGACAAAGCGATGCAAGTCCTTTAACACATGAATATCAAGTTGGCGAAACTGTTGCCGATGAAGAAGAATCATGGGGAAATAGTGCTCCTGGTAGTTCAGGACATCACACACATGACGTAGAAGCTGTAACATTCAGCGGTGATGATATGAACAGCAAAGGCAAATCTAGTCCATTAAATCGTGTTCCTGGTAGCAATACACTACGTGAACCAACTAACGTAAGTGAAGAACTAGTAAGTCGTTTGAGTCAAATGTATCAAGCAATTAAAGAAGAGCGTACAGAAGAAAAAGATGAACACGGCAATGTTACTAAATGGAAAGAAGAAACTCCATGGCGTAAAGCACAAAACAAAGACGGCCGCGGCAAAGTAACTAACATGAGTGATAAAGCTCGTCGTGAAAGTGAAAAAATGTCTAAGAAAGATGTAAAAGAAAACACTCACCACGATGACAACGAAAGTGAAAAAATTGAACACTTGATGCGCAAGTATCATTGGAGTCGACAAGAAGCACTAGAGCACTTACACTATAATGAACATGATCCTAAAGATTATGAAGATATGGAAGAAGATCAAATGGCAAAAGGCGGATTTTATAATCCTGCAAATGACGCACCTGCTCCACAAGGACAAAATCCAGAAGCACCTATGAAAGGTAGCCAAGCAAGTATGGATAATTTAAAAGCGGCTATGGCGGCAGGACCACAAGGCACTGTTAGACCAAACAGCCTCGCATCAACAAATCCAGCCCTAGCACAAAAATATCCACCAGGAACCTTAGAAAATGATAGTGCTAAACAATTATGGCTTAATGCTATGATGGCTGGAAAGATTCCTAAAGATGCCCCATTTATTCCTGGTGATTGGGGAGGAAAAAATAATCCTTTACAACAAAATTACACAGATAATCCTAATGTAAGAGAATCTGAAGATATGGAAGAATCTGCTAAATGGCGTGATCCTAAGTACAAAGGTAAACTGTTTACTCAAAAGAAAGGCGACAGTGATGATTACGATAGCATAGATTACGGATACGGTATAAAAGAAAGACCTAAAAAAGATCCAGGTCAAAAACGCTCTACATTTGACAGAGATACTGTATGGACAGATCCATTAGATACTAGAAGTAATTTACCTAAGCATCACAATGATCCTGAGAACTGGGGTTATGGTAGTATCTCTAGTAAAGGCGACTCAAAAGGAAAACTTACGGCTGACAGAAGAAAGCGTATGAAAAATGATATTCGAGGAAGTTTAGGACAACACCATACTCCAACCTTACCAGAGCAAGTGAATGAAAGTGCAGAATTAAATGCTATGCTAGCATTAAACAAAAGATTAAACGGCTAAGTTTCGTCGCAGTTAGCACTCTGTCCGATAGTGCCAAATAGCTCCTTAGGGAGCTATTTTTTTCGGTAAATAACGTTATGGCAAAATCATTAGACGGCGTCTTAACCAAAAAGGCGCACACAAAAGAAAAGTTTACAGAACAAGAAGTCCTGGACATGGCCGCGTGTATGGACCCAGAGTCTGGTTACTTACATTTTAGCAAGAACTTTTTTCACATACAACATCCTGTTAAAGGTAAGGTAAAATTTGAACCTTACGAGTATCAGGAACGATTGTTAGACGCTTATCACGATTATCGTTTTAATATTAACATGTTGCCACGACAAAGTGGTAAGACAACATGTGCTTCAGCATACCTACTATGGTATGCTATGTTTCATCCGGATCAAACTATTCTGGTTGCCGCACACAAGTACACAGGCGCACAGGAAATCATGCAACGTATCCGTTATGGATACGAACTATGCCCTGATTACATCAGAGCAGGTGTTGTAAGTTATAACAAAGGGAGTATAGACTTTGACAACGGATCAAGAATTGTATCAGCTACTACTACTGGTAACACCGGTCGTGGTATGTCCATATCCTTACTATATTGCGATGAGTTTGCTTTCGTACAACCTAACATTGCTACAGAATTTTGGACTTCAATCAGCCCTACACTAGCAACTGGTGGACGTGCGATTATTACTAGCACACCTAATTCAGACGAAGACGAGTTTGCTATTATTTGGAAAGAAAGTCAGGATAAATTTGACGAGTTTGGTAATACTAGAGAAGATGGTCTAGGACGCAACGGCTTCCATGGATTCAAAGCTGAATGGTGGGAACATCCAGATCGCGGCGAAGAATGGAAAGCAACTGAAATGGGGCGTATCGGTGAAGAACGTTTCCGTCGCGAATATGGTTGCGAATTCTTAGTGTTTGATGAAACACTAGTTAACAGTATCAAACTAAGTGAACTAATAGGACGCGAACCTGCGTTTAAAATGGGTCAAGTACGCTGGTGGAAGAAACCAGAACGAGATAAAGTTTACCTAATTGCACTAGATCCTAGTTTAGGTACAGGCGGAGACTATGGTGCTATACAAGTATTTGAAATGCCTAACATGGTACAGATAGCAGAGTGGCAACACAATATTACACCTGTACAACAGCAGGTTAAAATACTTAGAGATATATTAAAATATATTAGCGATGAACTGGGCGGAGAAGATGACTATAACAGTATCTACTGGAGTGTAGAAAACAACACAGTTGGAGAAAGTGCCCTAGTAGTTATTGACAATTTAGGCGAAGAAACATTCCCAGGATTATTTTTAAGTGAACCATTACGCAAAGGGCATGTTAAAAAGTTCCGCAAAGGATTTAATACAACACACGGTAGTAAAATAGCTACTTGTGCTAAGGCCAAGTACTTAATCGAAGAAGACAAATGCGTGTTTAATAGCCGCCCTTTAATTGCACAGTTTAAAGGCTATATTGCCAAGGCCACTAGTTTTGCGGCTAAAGAAGGGCAACATGATGATTTAGTTTCTGCATTTTTACTAGTTATACGCATGAGTTTATTGCTAGCAGAATGGAATCCTGAAGTATTTGAACGCCTAAGAGTGCAAAGCGATTGGGCGATAGACGAGGACTACGAGCCTCCGTTGCCCATATACATCTCCATGGGCTAGGATAAATATAACATGAACGCAAATTTAGATAAAATAGCACAAGACCTTTACGGTAAGATCCAAACACGTTTTTCCAACATTAAAATTGGAGACGAAAGTGGTAAAGTCTTAGAAAGAAAACAGGACATTCCTAATGCCCGTTTCTTTGAATTTGAATATAAAGAAAATGGCGAAAGTCTAGGCACAGTTAGTATTACCCTAGATGAAGATGATGGAATTATTGTAGAAATCAGTGGTGACTTAGCAGACAGTAAGCATCCTGGTGCATTTAAATTTTTTCGTAGCTTCAGACAATTTGCTAAAGATCGTTTGTTAAATTTTGATTTGCAAAACATTGGCAAAGATAGTTTAGACAAAAGAGATTATACTTTTAGAGCAAAACCCAAGGAAGAACAAATGAACTCTATTATGGAAAATAAGATGTATGGTACTACTCGCATGAGTTACCAAGATTTAGGTGAAGCACGTCTGATAGTCAAACACAGTCAACCTGTTAACTTAGATCTAGCCGCAGGCCGTACAATGCACATTGAATCAATCTATGTTGAGAATGCAGATGGTGAACGTTTTAAATATCCATACAAACATCTTAACGGTGCTCGCGCTCTAGCAGAACACATCAAAGCAGGTGGTACACCATACGATGCTATTGGTAAACACATTAGTAGTCTAAGTGAAGAACTAGCACAGCTACGTAAGTTCAAAGGGTATGTTGGCCGTAATGAAGCATTATCAGAAGCAGTTGGCGGACTAACAGATGTTGTTAGCGAACG